ATGATCTTTCCGATTTGTGGCCAGCTGGGCCCGAGTCGAAGACAGTGCGGAAAGCCCGCAGGCGTGTCAAGCGCATCAGCGATCCGCTGAAGCGCATCCCTGCCGCTAACGATTTGGACAAGATTCCAGAGCGTGAGGCGCCGAAGCCAGATACCATCGTAAAGAGGAAGAAGGCTGAAGCTCCGTCTGGTACTGAGTCTAAAGCACCTGAGATTCCGAACCCGTCTGTAGTCCTGAAACTCAATGAAGAGGCCCGCGACAACAAGATTGCTGAGATGCGTCGTAATCGGCGCGAGGGTCCACATGCATTCTTTCGCGACTTCCCTGAAGGGGAGTTTGTTTCAACATGGGACCGCACTTGTGTCGAGTTCATGCCAAACGACTGGAGCCCAACCCAGAGGTATTTCACGCCATCGTGGATGACCAATAGGATGGATGCTCAGTATGTTTTCAATCCGAACACTAGGCCTTTGAAGCATGTCGATCCACGAACACGCCGAATGGTGTGGGAATTTAGAAGCCGCGACGACGACCCATTCCACGAGCATGGCATCACTCTCGACGTTCTTGAGCGTGAGAGAATTCTCTATTTGCGAGGAATTCGTACTTTCTACGGCGATCCAGAGCTCATCCGATCTAACCATTGGTATGACGAGGAGCAGTTTGTTATTGACAAGCCATGTCATGTCGATCCAGATTTTGATGGCCGTCGATATTATGACGATCACCGTCCAGCCTATGGCCAGTTTGAGGTCGACAATTCGGGCTCCGAGTTTTATGGCCGTTGGCCTGAGATTACAACAGGCTATCGTTGGGGCATTTACCCCGATGATGAGCTTCCGCTGCCACCTCAGGTTCGTACGCGCAGGATGCTCGTTCCCGACCGCTGGATTCTTGCCCCTCGCACTCCCCCCCCCCCTGTGGCACAGTTCCGTCCACTTCGCACAGAGCTCCATTCTGCTGACCCTCTCGGCCTTAAGCAGCAAGCGCGACCAGCGGTTCGTAAAACCAAAGTCCGCTTCGAAGCTTCGACCTTGCCGGTCGTTGACGAGCTTTGCGCTTCCGATTCCACTCTTTCTTCTAGCTCTTCATGCCCAATTCAGAAAGAGATTGAGGTCCCGACTTTCAAGCACACGAGCTACTCTTCTTTTGTGAAGAGTGTTATGTTCCAGACAGACAAGTCGCACCACGTCTTCGACGATAGGCTCATTACGCTGCATCCACATGATGTTGATGGAGAGGTTGACATCGCCCGAGTTAAGGAAATCCTTACTCGCGGCGCTAAGGACATTCGCGC